CGCCGTTTCCGCCAGCATTTCCCTGTGGTGGACTTGTTGGTGGAGTATTTCCAGCTCCTCCTGAACGGCCTGGATGTCCTCCGCCTCCGCCAGAACCACCAGCTACGCCGGGACTACCGCCGCCAACGCCACCTTGAGCACCTCCAGCAGAAGTGATTGATGAAAATACTGAAGGAGTGCCAGCTCCGCCGCCGCCACCACCAGTATCTCCAGCTCCTCCTGCTCCAACTGTAATTGGGTAGTCTTGTTCTAAAACTGATAATCCAGAATTGCTAGAAGGAAAGTTTGTACGGTATCCGCCTGCTCCTCCACCGCCTCCACGGTTCCAAGCTCCGCCAGAGCCTCCAGCGACAACTAAATAATCAACCGTGTCTGAACCTGTAGGTGCTCCTGCGTTAGTAACTGTAAAAGTTCCTGGGCCTGTAAATGTATGGATTTTAAAATCGCCTGATTCTGTTGGTGTTCCACCCGTTGCTTCAATAAAAGCTGGGCCGCCACCTCCTCCAGCACCAAATCCTAAAACTTGATAGCCAAAACCTTTTGTTTTCTTTGATTGTATATTTTTAGTATTCTTACCTGAAGTAAGTTTATTTTTTATATCTCTCATATCTAAATACCTTATGCGTCGTTAGCTGCATCAGTAGTGTAGAATATTTTAATACCTAGAACTCTTGCTACTCCCGTATAGGTATCTCCACCTGCGTTTGCATCTCTATATAATTGAAAATAAGTTTGTTGATCGTCTGCAGGAGAACCTGCAATTGTCACTGCACCACTTACAGGACTAACTTGTTGGTCTTCGATTGCTCCAATACCGGCATCTGTAACATCTACAGCTGTACCAAAAGCAATATCAATAGTATCATCATTACCAATTGCAACTCCTTGTAATCCAAAAATACAGTTACCTGTATTTGTCGTACTTGGAGTCCAAAAAACTTGATAAGTCACAGTTCCTAAATTCCATGATTTAGGCATTGCCACTGTAAATTGTGCAAAATCATCTGCAGTATCTGCAAAATCCATTACTTTCATGTCGGGTCTTAAAGCTGTTGTTTCTATTTGCTCAGCTGATGCCGGGTTAGTTGTAGCTGGATACATTGCTGTAGCTGGAACCCACATAGTTTCTAAACCTGCAATTTTAATTGCAGCTGAACCCGATTTAAGAACTCCTGTTCCTTTAGGGTTTATATTTATACCAACATTAGTTTCACCACTTGTTGCTGAAAGAGTTGGTCCTGAAACTCCTGTACCCGCATTAGCTAAAGTAAATTCACTAACAGCAGATCCTGTAGCTGTTAAAAGTAATAATTCGTTTCCACCAGTATCTAAAATGGAAGTACCAATTTTAGGACTTGTTAAAGTTTTGTTTGTTAAAGTTTGTGTTCCAGTAAGAGTTACGTCTCCGTCTCCAAAACCTGTATCGTAAACACCAGTGTTTGTTGCAACACCATCAAAATAAACAACCTTCCAACCTTTATCTGCAGTTCCCCAAGTAACTGTTGCCCCTGAACCTGAATATGCTTTTAATTGAACTGTATATGCACCAGATGTACTATTTTTAATTATATAAAAATTTTCTGTAAGAACAGGCATATTTATAATCTTATTTCCTGTAATCGCTTGTGGAGAAACAGCTCCTAAAATAATTATCCTACTTGCAACTGTTGCATTTAATGCTCCATCTGCTTTAACTAAAGTTGTAGTATTAGCTCCAGTTCCTGCAGCATTCAAAGTTTGGACAGCATAACCGCCCGAAATTTGTTCTATAAGATTTAAATTTGTATTTGTTTTATCTCCCCACGTACCGGCATTTTCGCCAGTTACCATTAACTCTACGCCGAGATCTGTGTAAGCTGATGTCATAATTTTGTTCTCCTAGTTTACTTATTTGTTTTTATATTTTGTTTTCCTCATATTGTCAACATAGATTAGTTAATAATTCTAGTCCAATTACCTGTTTGTTCCGCTGTAACACGTCCCCATCCTATAGGCGCTACGCCAAGAGGAGAAAGTGTAACAGTTGCTGAAAGCCCTGTCAAGGATACTGTCGTTAAAGTAGATATCGTCATGCTTCCTACTGAAGACGTGGCCGAAACTCCAGTGAGTGGTACTCCGATTCCTGTAACTACTGATCCAAGAGAAGAAGTAGCTGAAACTCCTGTCGGTTGAATTACTGGATTAGTTGAGACAACAATTGCACCTGCAGCAGAGGTTGCTGAAAGTCCTGTTAATGATTCTGTATAATCTCCTCTAGCGACTGGAGAGCCTACAGCTGCTGTTGCTGAAACTCCTGTTAAAGGAACTCCTTCTCCAATAATAATTGCACCTACTGCAGATGTTGCTGCTTGACCACCTAGTACTGTTGTATTATCTGATCTAGCGACTGGAGATCCTAAAGCACTTGTTGCTGCAAGTCCTGTTAATCCCATTACATCTGCTGGGGATAATACAAAATCCCCCCATGCACCATCACCCCAAGAGGATTGTCCCCAAGCTTGATTACCAACAGAAGCAGTTAAAGAAAATCCGGTTAAAGAAACTGTACTTTCATTTTCGCCCCAGTTATTATCTCCCCATGAATCACGGCCCCAACCATCAGTTGCGCCTGCATAAGCTAATGTACCTAAAGATGCTGTTAATTCAAAACCTGTTGGAAAAATAGTGGTAGCATTTTCACCCCAGTTTTCAAAACCCCATGTATCTCTACCCCATCCTGATTCAGGATAAGCGGCAACAGCTCCTAAAGAGGTAGTTAAAGAAAGACCTGTTGGAATAACAGTAGTAGCATTTTCTCCCCAGTTACTATCGCCCCACGAATCTCTACTCCAACCGTCGGTCGCGCCTGCGTATGCTAAAGTACCTAATGAAAATGTTGCGGAAACTCCTGTTGGAGAAACGGTGACTGTATCAGATGCCCAGGAATTATAACCCCAGGTTGTTCCGGATTTATTCCAGGTATTTGCCATAAGGAGTTTCTCCTTATGCTATACCGATGATTGCTGTTCCTGCTGAAGCTGCTGGAAATTCAATTGTGAAAGTTCCACTTGTTACGGTTTTATCTCCACCAAAATCTATTGAACAACATGATGGATCACCAGTTGCTGAATCATTAAAAATTAAACATCCTCTAGCTGTAAAAGAAGCTGATGTCCATGAGACATTAGCAAAATCACAAACAGCTGTATCACTTGATAAAACTGGTGTTACACTTGTAAGTGCTTTTCCTTTTGCTGTGTATCCTCCAGATGAAGCAACTTCATTTGAAGTTGTATAAGCTGTTGTTGATTTACTTAAAGTAGCACTACTTGTATATAAAGATAGATTAAAAGTATCTCCGCCTCCACCAGATACAGTAAAGTCGTGAATGCCTTTTAAAATTTCTACTTTGAATGAATTACTAATTGCTGATGTTATTGCCATAATTTTTTTCTCCTAGTTTAGGGTGAAGGTGATTTAACTTGTATCCTAACAGTTCCGTCAGTGTAGTCGTCTCTTCTTCTTCTCCCCAGTTGCATCCCTGCAAACTGTTGTATGCTCGTTTTATATTTATTTTCATATAATGTCAAGCTTTCCATTGGACCTTTTAAAAATCCATATGCTTCTACCAGACAAGCATATAATAGCCCTTGAGGGAAGTAATTACTTATGTAAGTAGTAGAATTGCCGCCGGATCCTGTTCCCAGTCCTACAGGCATTGCATTTCCGTATATTTTAATAACATAATTAGCGTCTGGCGTAGGGGCCATTACAATAGATCCTGAAGTCGTATCTGATAATCCTGTTGCTCCTCCAAACATAGCATAATATTTAGGGAGTCCTGTAACATCTTGAGTAGTTAAATCGCCTTCTGGTCCAGTTAATCTACCTACATATTCTGATAAATATGTTTGATCTTTTTTTTCTAACCAGTTACCTTGTTCATTCGAATTAGCTACAGAATTAAAAATTTTCACCCCTCTTACAAATAAAAAACCTGCTGGAACTCTAACAGTATTAACATCTGCAGCAATCGTTCCTTCCCATTCTTGTCTATCGGAATCCATTGGACAATCAATATTAATTCTATGTTCCGCAGCCATAA